GCTGGCGACTCGTGCCGCTGTCTGGCATGAAGGACTGCAATATCCGCGCTTGTTTGTTCCAGAAAGGCGCTCAAACGCAACTCCACAGTAGGCGCAGGTGTACTGCTCCAAGGCTCGGTTTCCCCAACTGGCTCGACCCTGCTCTGCAAGTTTGCGCTGCCCTTCTTCAGTTTGCGCGTACTCTCGGTGCCATTGGGCTGCGGCGACTCGGGCCTTTTCCAACCCGGACTTATACCAACCGGGATCATGTTCCGCTCGGTACGCCATATGAAGTTTTGCATGTTCCGAGGCACTGAGAAGTTCCAAGTTCTCCAGCGCGTTATTGCTTCGGTCATGATCCTTATGGTGGACGCACATGCCCTCTGGTATAGGCCCATGACGGTACTCCCAAACGTCTTGGTGCATGTACCTTCCGGTATGCTGGATGGAATCGGACTTGTAGTGCCCACCGGGTTTGTGGTAGTACCGGACGCCGTTGAACTCTTGGACAGGATACTTTTGCCGGGACATAGTGATTCTCCGAGGTTGAACAGTATATCAGTATACTGCAAATCCTCAGCCAACACAATACCTCGCTCCGTATAAAACGGGTGATCCCCAGTACACTGGACTGTCGTGCCATCGGCGAACTGGATATCGACCAATGCCTGTGTGAGATGACTCATCGTCGCTGTTACTGAGAACACCCCGAACGGCGTAGTAACCAAATGCCCCACAGCTAGTTGTTCAATGGGTACCTCCCCATCGGGGGTTTGCACCAACGTCCCATCCACAAAGCAGTGCGAGTGTTTGTTCTTGTCGATGTCGCCGTCACCCTTGGGTTTGTACCTGTACCCACCCATCATGGCCGCTTTAAGCTGGGTGCACCTAGGGTCAACGAGGAACGCCGGGTCGCCGTCCACCTGCCGCATGAGGTACTCGTCCACCGCGTTTATCCGTGCCGAGATGCTGTTGGTTTTGGCCGGGATGACACGCATCCCCTCCGCTTTGATGATATCGACCACGCTGCGCTCGTCAGTCTGGGCACGCTGCACCCCTGCCGGGTCGACCACCACAAGCACCGGGACTCCGGGAAAACGCTCGTACAGCATGGGTTTGAGCATGGTGCGTATAAACCGTTGGGCACCCATGTCGAAGCTGATGCACTCCCCGAGTATGAGCGCCCGCCCCCGGGGGTCTTGCTGCCCGATAATGGCCGCTGGGGTTAACCCTAAGTCCATGCCGATGACAACAGGCCGCACACCGTTGAGTATCGTTCGCAAGCGTTCTTTCGCCATGTGGTAGTCAGGCCGGAAGTACTTGTACACCGGCATCCCCGCGCTTGAGAGGCCGTACTCGCCGTCGATGTAAACCCGGATGTACTCCTCGCTACGGCCTTGGGTGTCGTAATACCCTTCCGGCAAGTTCTCAATGTTCTCGGCGTAGGGACTGCGCCCGGAGGGCTGCTTGAACACGTCCCAGCCGTTGTCGTTGGGCGACACACCGTCCTTGGGGTCAAGCCCCTCCATCTGGTAGTACCACCATGTATCCATCGTGGGTGGGTTGGTATCCGCCCACATGCCGTGCCACGTCGGCCCGCCGTCTTTCTTCGACGGGAACCTGCCAATACGTTTGGACATGGCGTCCACGATGTCTGGGTGGATGTCACGGCACTCGTTAAACCACGCACCTGTCAACTCCAGTGAGTTCAAGTTCGCCACGTCATCGGCGTCGTCCAGCGCCCGGAACATAACTTCGCACTCAACGTCACCCAGTTTGAAGAAGTACGTCTTGGTGGTGCGCATGTACTGCCCACACTGCCCGGGTGGGAACCAGTCGAGGAACGTCTTGATCGTCGTATCCTGCAACTGGCGCACAGTCTCCCGGACAACAGCGAACCTCGTCCGGCGTATCCCACTGGAGTTCGGCTCCTGCATGGACGCCCTGCGCACAATCTCAAACGAGCACGTTACACTCTTGCCACTCCCCACCGGGCCAACGATAACCCGCATCTTCTTGTCCGACGCCATGAACCTTTTGCCCGTGGCCGGGGGCGTGTAATCTATCTCAAGTGCCACTGTGGGTCTCCAGCAACATCACCACGAACACTCGCCCATGCTTCTTGGACTTGTTGATCTTGGTCTGGAACGACTTGTTGTGCATCCGCAGGGCAACCTCAAGGTTCTTGGTCTCGCTTGAGGACCGCAGCCGTACTGCGGGTATACCCTCATAAGAGTCAGTAAACAGATTCTGAATGCTCGATGGTAGCGACATCGGTGTAGTCCGGGGTTGTTTCTATGGTGCGGGCATCAGCAGGGCTGGTACCAAGGTTGATGGTTATCTTGACGCCGCCACTGCTCTCAGCGGGGCCAACATCTTTAGGCTCCAGACCAGCCCACTTGACTGTGGATTTAATCAGGTCGGCCTTGACTGCGGGGGATACAGCCGAGTCGTGTATCAACATCCAAGATGTTGTCAGTAGCTCCTCGGCCTGTGCCCGGGCTTTGAGTTTGAACGTCATCCCCTTGTCGCGGATTTCGTTCCTGTAGTGCTCTACCTTCCTCAAGAAGATCGGGTCGGCGTTGAACACCAAAATGTCATTGGCGTTGATGTTGTGCCTTGCCATGATCTCGGTAAGACTCTCGCCGCTACCCTCTAGGGTAAGGGCCACATCGAACGCCAGTCGTTCGTTCCACTTGGTGTGGTTCATAGGGTAGTTATCCATGTGCGCAGATTATGCCGTATATGCACGCGTGTCAAGGGGCAGTGGGCGGGGTGCTATTAAAATGATAGCTTAGTCAAGTAGGTGCTATCATTTTTGTAGCATTGCTTTTTGGGGTCTTGTTTTATGAGGTTGCCTACAAACGGGGGGGGCCTCGGCAATCCTGAGCCGGGTATCCCCCCCCCGGTGCCGTCAACGGCCAGCAGCCAGCAGCCAGCAGCCAGCAGCCAGCGGCCAGCGGCCAGCGGCCAGCGTCCAGCGGCCAGCAGCAGCAGCAGCATCAGGGGTAACTTGACGTTTTTGTATCGTATGTTAGTCTGAATTTGTCGATGCGGTGATCACACAGCAAAGACAGGCAAGCCGCTCATTAACAACGTGCCATGTATGCCTATAGGGTGAATCTTAGTTTGAAGGGTTCATGTCGAACCCGGATTAGGGTTTACCCGATAGGAGCCTATCATGGCAACAAGCGACGACGGTTTGGTTTGGTATCCAGTGGACGAAACTTCCCTGAAGGGTGAGACGATGAAGCGCCTTGGCGCTCTCCGTAAAGCTCAGAAGGCATCGGCTGAAGCGAAAGCGGCATTCGAGGCAAGTTTCATCGAGGACGCCCGTAAAGCGGACATGATCACCCCTGATGCCTCTCTGGCATTTGGGTACAAGTTCGGTAAGCTGGCAGTGGCAAAGACCACAGGGACCAAGACCAAAGCTGCAAGCGGCAAGCCTAAGTTTAGCTTCTAAACTTAGTTGATACCCGGAGCGTGACAGGCTCCGGGTTCTTTTTACCATTGGAGAACGTAATGTCCGAAGTAACATGGTTTTTGATTGACGACGACAGCATGTCAGATACGCTGCGTCATGCGGCTAAAGATGTCTACCGCTCAAGCGGGAATGACGTGAGTATGAAGTACTTCCGCAAAGTGTTTACCACGGAAGCGCGTGCCCTAGGGATACTCAAGCCCAAAGAACGCCCGGTGTTTGCCTACAGGTTCGGCAATTTAGCCGTAGGCCGGAGAACGACATGAGTTACACGACACCAATTGAGCTAAGGGTGAACAAAGCCGTGCAAAACGGTGAGACGTACTACACGATTGACAAAGTGTGGCCCGGTCCCGGTAACGTGAGCTTTGGGCAACTAAAGTTTATGTACTACCGTGACGCGAGAAGGTGGGCCGAAGTTGAATGGCCCGGAGTACCACTGATTCGCAATCACTGACCCCCTGACCCGCCACCGCAAGGTGTGCGGGTTTTCTTTTGTCCACTGAGTCCGAAGTAGACAGCAGGCAGGTCTTGGGGGCGTAGCCCTTAACTATACGTCGGGGGGTCATAGCTCGCAACATCGTGGCGATACTGTATAGTTGCTCATAGTTTGGCCCAAAGATTACACAATCTAACGATCTAAATCGTAACTAGGCACGACGACCCCGCTATTTACCCATAAACATTACAGTGTAAAGTGTCAAGTTTGCAGAAAAGTCCAATGAAATCAACCACTTACGAAATTATTCCACATACATGAACAATATGAATAAGGTAAATAAGGTAAGTTTTTAAATTAATCTGCCTTTCCTGGGGGAGCGATTTTCATTTCATAATGTGAAATGCTCCCGTCCCAAATTTTAGCGCCACATTATGGTCAAAAACTTACCTTAAATAGATTGTGCACTGCAACATTCCAGTTTTCCCTTATAAATCAACGACTTACAAACTTTACAACAATCTATTGGCAATCTAACTTGACACATATTCTTAGATCGTTTACACCCATTCGTAGATTGTTGCCTATAACTTGACGTTTTTTCGGGCCGTGCTAGTCTGAAATTCGGCCGGCGACCGCCGACCTTAACCCCTACTGGAGCAATACGCTATGAAAGTTACACAGTTACCCTACAAGCCACCACGTAAAGCACGGAAGCAGGAGCCACTGGTTTCCTGTGTCAAGTGGAAGTGTGCACCAATGGTTCACTTCCGTTGGTTCAAACGTGACACCGCAGCAGTGGCATTCTGCAATACCCTGATCGAACAGGGCTACGACGCAACCATCACCCAACGCATTGGAGCATAACATGACACAACGTATAGTTACACTCAGCCTTACCAACGAAGACATGATCCGTATCGCCGAGAAGATCGGCACTTGGGATAAACTGTGGACAGCCATTGGTTACCTGTCCACATGGAACCTTACATACGAGTCAGTGGCTATCTACTGCGACCGTGACGCCGACCTTGTGGCTGTGTACCACAAGGAAGAGAAGGAGCAACCCTACGTCATCGGCGCAGTGTGGAACGGTACAGACTACGGGTTTCACTCTTAATTGACATGTCAACTTGCTGCCCTGTGACAGAGGGTAGCTGGGTGCAATGTCGCACTGTATCGGAGCTTACGCTATGAAGATCGCCAATAGAGACGCACGACAGTTCGTGCAGAAGGAACACCCCTTCGAGGGCAGTAACCTGTATGCCCAGTTCCACACCCAGAACCACCCCAATGGGGACAATGGCCCTGACATGTGGTATGCCGTGTACTCCTTCGGGGATCACTGGCCGCTGTTCATCCATGCTGGGAACACATGGTTCGAGAACAAGGACAAGCATTCCCAGTCCACTGCGAGACACCGCAGCCAGTGTCATCCCCACTGCCCCACTGTGCTGCTGTCTGCCCAGTGGATGAAACGCCTTGCCGAGGGGGGTTATGCCACCATTGCCAAGGAACGTGTACTCCAAGGAGAGCCAGCGTGAAGAGACATAAGCCCATCCCCCCGATGGGGGTGAGCATCAACGACACCTTGTGGAAACGTGTTGTCCGTAAGTCGTTGACAGTTGTGGGGTCGTTGCTGTGTGCAGCGGCCCTGTTGGTCCTACTGTTGGAAGCAGCAGTAGGTTGTGGTGAGTCCTATGTGGACTCTAAGGGTGTCACTCATGTCAATGAGTGCTTGTTCATTAACCGTGGAGAGAGCAAATGAAGCGACTATTCGTGCTGAGAGAGTACATGCGGGGGCCACTGGTGCAGCCAGTGGTTTACTTCGACAACAAACAGCTTGCAAAAGCTGCCCGTACTGGGACACAAGTGGTGTCCTATGGCCCTGACCACAAACACACTGGAGCGTAACTAACATGCGAGCAACCCTTCTCAAAGAGACCCTCAAGTCTCTGTTCCCCATTCAACGCACTGTTTGCATCGAGGGTGCACCCGGTGGTGGTAAGACAACCATCGTGCAAGAAGTTGCACAAGAACTCGGTGTGCCCTACATCGAGCGGCATATGCCCACCATGCTGGTGGAGGACTTCGGCATTCTGTTCCCAGAGGCAGGCAGTAGCTCCCTGCACTACAAGCTGCCCGAGTGGTTCCCAGTCAAGGGGAAGGCCCCAGATGCTGGTATCCTGTGCTTCGACGACCGCAACCAAGCCAACAACGACCTACAGAAGGTGCTGGCTAACATCTGCCAAGCACGGACACTGCATGGTGTGCCGATGCCCGATGGGTGGCAGGTTATCTCCACTGGCAACAGGCAGAGTGACCGTGCCGGGGCTAACAGGGTGCTGGGCCACCTGCGCAACAGGGAGACACCACTGGAGTTGGAGACACACCTCGATGACTTCACATCGTGGGCCATCGACCATCACGTCAAACCCGAGGTCATCAGCTTCACCCGCTTCCGTCCCAACTTGTTGCACGACTACGACCCACAGAGGGACTGCAATCCCACACCGAGGGCATGGGTGGAGGGTGTCAGTGACCTGCTGGGTGTGGTCAGTGCCGAGGCAGAGTACGAGTGCTTCAAGGGTGCAGTCGGTGACGGTGCTGCTGCTGAGTTCGTGGGGTTTATGCGCATCTTCCGCAAGCTGCCCAACCCAGACGCTGTGCTGCTTAACCCGACCACCTCTGCTGTGCCTACCGACCCAGCTACTCTCTACGCCCTCAGTGGTGCACTGTCGGCCCGGGCCAGTACTGGCAATATCGACAGGTTTGCCACCTACATTGGACGGATGCCGCAGGAGTTCAGTGTGCTGTCCATGTCCAGTGCTTGCCGCCGTGACCCTGAGCTTGCTAACACTCAAGCGTTCACCCAGTGGTCGGTGCTTAACCAATCTGTTTTGTTCTGAGGAGTACTATGAATCTCAACGACCGTGCACTGCTGGTGCAGTTGTCCATCTCCCAGTGGACTG